CAAGAAGATGCAGCGGGTCTTTGACAGTACAGCAATCAACAGCACCCAACGGTTTGCAAACAGATTGCAGTCTGTGGTATTTCCACCACAACGCAAATGGTGCCGCCTGGATCCCGGCGTTGACATCCCCATGGAGCGCAGAAGCCAGGCCCAGCAGATCCTCGACCTGTACAACGAGAAGATGTTCGCTGTGCTGCGGCAGTCCAACCTGGACATTGCCATGGGCGAGTTTTTGCTCGACCTGGCCGTGGGCACCGCAGCCATGATGGTGCAGCCTGGCGACGATGTATCCCCGCTCAACTTCATCCCCGTGCCGCTCTTCCTGGTGAGCTACGAGGAGGGTGCCAATGGGCAGGTGGACAACGTCTACCGGCGCATGCGCATGAAGGGTGAGAGCATCCAGCGCCAGTGGCCAGATGCCAAGATCCCTGACGAGATGGCCAGGCGCATCGAGCACAAGCCAACCGATGACATCGAGCTGCTGGAAGCCACCATCTATGACCACAAGCGTGGCGACTACTGCTACCACGTCATCGACAAAACATCCAAGGAGGAACTGGTCTACCGGCGCAAGACGTATTCACCCTGGGTGATCTCGCGCTACATGAAGGTGGCCGGTGAGATCTATGGCCGTGGCCCGTTGATGACCGCCCTGCCCGACATCAAGACGCTGAACAAGACCATCGAGCTGCTGCTCAAGAACGCCAGCCTGGCGGTGTCTGGTGTCTACACGGCGGCTGATGACGGTGTGCTCAATCCCAACACGGTCAAGATCGTGCCTGGTGCCATCATCCCTGTGGCCAGGAACGGTGGCCCCCAAGGCCCGGCTTTGCAAGCCCTGCCCCGCTCTGGCGACTTCAACGTCACCCAGCTTGTGATCAATGACCTGCGCTCCAACGTCAAGCGCATCTTGCTGGATGAGTCGCTGCCGCCCGACAATATGAGCGCCCGGTCGGCCACCGAGATTGTCGAGCGCATGAAGGAGCTCTCGCAGAACCTGGGTTCAGCCTTTGGTCGCTTGATCAACGAGACCATGATCCCGCTGGTGGCCAAGATCTTGGAAGTGATGGACGAGCGCGGCCTGATTGATCTGCCCCTGCGCGTCAATGGGCTGGAGGTCAAGGTCACCCCGGTGGCACCGCTGGCCAACGCACAGGCCATGGACGAGATCAACGCAGTGATGCAGTTTGCTCAACTGACCCAGCAGATGGGGCCAGAAGGCACTGTGGCCGTGAAATTTGGCGACATGATCGATTACCTGGGCGAGAAGCTCGGCGTGCCTGCAGCCCTGCGCAATGACGCTGCCGAGCGTGCATTCTTGCTTGAAGAGCGCCAGGCCCAGCAGGCCCAGGCCATGGCCGCACAAATGCAAATGCAGCAAATGCAAGGTGGCGCTGCTGCCCTGCCAGCACCTGCCGGGGCACCCGCATGAGCTGGGACGAGCTCGATGCCATTGGCCAGAACACCGACATCCGCGATGTTGAGCAAAAGCGAGATGATCTCTCGCGCTTGATGCTGCGCGTCTTTGGCGACGAAGATGGCCAGAAGCTGCTGGCTTGGATGCGCGACATGTATGTGAATGTGCCCATCGCCGTGCCGGGCACAGACCCCTCGCATGCGTTCTTTGCCGAAGGGCAACGCAACGTCATCAGGGACATCGAGGCGCGGATTAACCAAGCAAGGAAACTATGACCGATACAGCAACAGTCGAGCCCGGTGAAACCGGCCTACTTGACAACGTGCAAGTGACCGACGATACCAAGCCAGCAGACAACTCACAAAAGGTCGAGATTGACCACAAGGCCACCCCAGCAGGCGCAGCCGAACCTGATGAGCCTTTAGAGCGGCCAGATTTTTGGCCAGAAAACTTCTGGAAGAAAGACTCCAACGAGCCCGATCTGGAGGGCATTGCCAAGTCCTGGGGCGATCTTCGCAAGATGATCAGCCAGGGCAAGCACAAGGCACCAGAGGGCGGCAAATACGATACCGCAACGCTGGGTGAAGGCCCTGTAGCTGGGGCACTCACAGAGTTTGCAGCCAAGTGGGGCTTGCCGCAGGCGGCATTTGATGAGCTCGCACAGCGCACCATGGCCATCGCCGAGGAGTCAGCAGGCCCAGCCATCGACACCAAAGCTGAGATCAAGGCGCTTGGGCCAAATGGCCAGGCGGTGATCAATGGGATGGTTGATTGGGCTCGCGGCCTGGTCAACAAGGGCGTATGGGGCAAAGATGACTTTGAAGAGTTCAAGATCATGGGTGGCACGGCCAAGGGCATGCGTGCATTGCTCAAGATCCGCGAGGCCTACGAGGGTCGGGTGCCCATCGATTCAGCGCCCATCGAGGGAGCACCGTCCAAAGAGGAGCTCTACCAAATGGTCAACGATCCGAAATACAAGACCGATCCAGGCTACCGACAAAAGGTCGAGCGCATGTTCCAGCAATTTGTCCAATAATCCAAGGTCTGCCCAAAAGGCAGTTGCCATTTGACCCGGCCAGGTGCCGGGTCTTTTTTTGTCCATAGCTCAAGCGGGGGGTTGCGCTGTTGTAAAAAAGCCATACAATGCGCCCAAGGCCCACCGGGCAACCGACCCTTACCGCAGCGGATGCTGACGATTGGCTGGCGCAACCAGCAAGCAATCGGCCCTGATTCTCAGGCTCACCGGCGCGAGAACCCAGTCCAACAACCGAATGAGGTATCCAAATGAGCGTTTCACTTTCTAACGCCTTTGTGACTCTGTTCGATGCAGAGGTCAAGCAAGCCTATCAAGGCAAAGCAATGCTTGTCCCGGCGGTTCGCCAGCGTCGTGGAGTCGAAGGTTCAACTGTCAAGTTCCCCAAAGTGGGCCGTGGCGTTGCCACCGTTCGCGTTCCCCAAACCGATGTCACCCCTCTGAACGTAGGCTTCAGCACCGTCACTTTGACGTTGGCTGATTACAACGCCGCAGAGTACAGCGACATCTTCTCCCAAGCCAAAGTCAACTTCGATGAGCGCCAAGAGCTGGTGCAAGTCGTGGCCAGCGCCATGGGCCGCCGTCAAGACCAAATGATTCTGGATGCCCTCAACGGCTCCAGCACCAGCTTGACTGTTGCCAACAGCATTGGTGGCTCAACTACCAACATGAACATCGCCAAGCTGCGCGAAGCGAAACGTCTGTTGGACAAGGGCAATGTGCCGCCTGATGGCCGTCACATCATCATCCACGCCAACGGCCTGTCCAACTTGCTGTCCGAAACCAGCGTGACGAGCTCCGACTTCAACAGCGTCAAAGCGCTGGTGCAAGGCGAGATCAACACCTACTTGGGCTTCACGTTCCATGTGTTGGGTGACCGCTCCGAAGGTGGCTTGCCCATCGACGGTTCCCTCGACCGCACCTGCTATGCGTTCCACAAGGACGCAGTGGGCTACGGCGAAGGCATTGGCATGCGCACCGAGATCAATTACATCGCCGAGAAGACCTCTTGGTTGGTGAATGAAGTCTTCAGTGCTGGTGCTGTGGCCATCGATGACGAAGGTATCGTCAAGATCACCTGCCGTGAAACTTAATCTAGGAGACTGACATGGCTTTTTCATCTACTGGCTTTAATGCCGTTGGCGGTCAATCCAAGGCTGGCAATGCTCCCGCAATTTATACCTACGCAAGCACTGACGCACAAAGTGTGATCCGCGCTTCTGGGTATTTCAATTCGGTTGCATCCATCCTCAAGGTTGGCGACATCATCTTCTGCTACTCGGCAACGGGCGGCACCCCTGTGATGTCCACCGCCTATGTGAACAGCAACGCTTCTGGCGTGGTTGACATCACTGACGGTGTGACCGTGACTGCAACGGACACTGATTAAACGGAGTCCAAATAGACGGGCCAACTCTTGGGCAACTAAGGGTTGGCCTTTCTCACATTAAGGGGTTCACATGGCTGCTGGCGATACCGGGATCACAATCTGCTCAGATGCACTCATCATGCTGGGTGCCAAGGCCATCAGCTCATTCAATGATGGCACCGACGAGTCAAGCACCTGCGACCGTCTGTATCCAGACATCCGCGACTCCACCCTGGTGGTGTACCCGTGGACATTCAACACCAAGAAAATACAACTCGCTCAGTTGGTGACGGCACCAACCAGCGTGTGGCGCTACCAGTATCAACTGCCTGGCGACCGTCTGAATAACCCAAGGGCTGTGTACAACAGCTCGGCCCAGGGCAGCCCAGTCCAAAAGGAGTGGGAGATCCAGGGCGATGCGCTGCTCACCAATCTGACCAGCGTCTACATCGACTACCAGTACAGCATTGGCGAGTACGCAATGCCCCAGTACTTTGTCCAACTGATGAAGTACATGCTGTCCTGGCACTTGGCCATGCCTATCACCGAACAATCAGACCGAGCTGTGTATTGGCAGCGCGTGGCTGTTGGCGACCCGGCTGAAAATGGCCGCGGCGGGTATATGCGCACGGCCATGAACATCGATGGCCAAGGCACCCCGACCAGGGTGATCGAAGACTACAGCTTGATCGCAGTGAGGGGCTGATGCCGCGCTTTGTAGACATCCAGACCAACTTCAGCACGGGGGAGCTCGACCCCTTGCTGCGCTCGCGGGTGGACTTGGCACAGTACAACAATGCGCTGTCCAAGGCCACCAATGTGGTGGTGCAGCCCCAGGGCGGCCTTCGACGCAGGCCTGGCCTCAAGTACCTGGCAGAGCTGCCCAACAGCAGCACGCCAAGCGCGGCCAATGGCGTGCGCCTGGTGCCGTTTGAGTTCTCTGTGGATGACAGCTACATGCTGTGCTTCACCCCGTCGCGCATGTATGTGTTCAAGGATGGCGTGCAAATTACTGCCATCAATGGTGGTGCCAATGACTACCTGGCCACCAGCATCACCGGGGCCATGCTGTCCGACATCTGCTGGACGCAGAGTGCAGACACCATGATCATTGTTCACCCTGACCTGCAGCCGGTGAAGTTGGTGCGTGGCGCCACAAATGCTGACTGGACGATGACCACCATCACGTTTGACAGCATCCCCAAATACGCATTCACGATGACTGTCACCAGCTCGACCACGCTGTCTGCTGGCCATCTGACACCAAGCGCTGTGTCTGGCAATGTCGAGTTGACATCGCAAAATTCTGCCTTCAGTGCAGCAAGCGTTGGGCAGTACATCAATGCGACCCCACAAGGCCGCGCTCGCATCATTCAGTACACCAGCGCCACCAAGGTCAATGCTGTTGTTGAGTACCCTTTCTTCAGCACAGCCAACATCGCCCAGGGCAATTGGGAGATTGAGTCGGGCTATGAGGACGTGTGGAGCTCCGGCAAAGGCTGGCCCCGCACGGTCACTTTCCATGAGGGTCGCCTGTACTTTGGTGGATCCAAGTCTCGGCCATCCACGATCTGGGGCAGCAAGATCAATTTGTTCTATGAGTTCCAGGCGAGTGAGTCGCTGGACGATGATGCGGTTGAGGCAACGCTGGACACCAGCTCGCTCAATGTCATTGTTGACATGATCTCTGGCCGTGACCTGCAAGTATTCACCACTGGTGGCGAGTTCTATGTGCCTCAAGCTGGCACTGAGCCGATCACCCCGCTGACGCTGACATTCAAGGCGGTGTCACGCAATGGCACCAAGACCGGCACTCGCGTGCAATCCCTGGAATCTGGATCTGTCTATATCCAGCGCCAAGGCAAATCGCTCAACGAGTTCCTGTTTTCCGACACACAGCTCACATACGTCACAACTCGCATCTCATTGTTGTCTGGCCACTTGCTCAAGACACCATCACGCATGGCGCTGCGCCGGGCAACCAGCACCGATGAGGGCGACTTGCTGATGATGGTCAACACCGACGATGGCACCATGGCTGTGTTTTCAATCATGCGCAGCCAGCAAATAACAGCCCCGTCTGAATTCATCACAGATGGTGTGTTCAGAGATGTGGGCGTGGATGTCACTGACATTTATGCGGTTGTCAAACGCACGTTCAACGGCACCGACAGATACTTTGTCGAGTATTTCAGCTTTGATCGATTCACTGACTGCGCGTTTGTCGGCGGTGCCGCTGCAAGCGCCAGCAGCTTGCCGCACATTGGCAAGGCACTCAACGTCATCTGCGATGGCGTGCCACAGGGAAATGAGACCGTGAGCGGTGGCGGCTCGGTAACCTTTGACCGTGCCAGCACTTCCAGCTACGAGGTTGGCCTGCCGTTCACCGTTTATGCGAAGACCATGCCTATCGAGATTAAGCTGCAGACCGGCACCAGGCTGGGGTTCAAGAAGCGCATTGTCGAAATCAATGCGGTGGTCAACGACACCCAGCACATTGCATTGAACAACAACCCTGTGCCTTTCCGAACATTTGACAACCCG